CTACATTTAATGAAGCTGGGACAGCTTCTACAACAGGTGTAAGTAAGGTTGTATTCGCCGCTGTAGCATCAGCCAATGGTACTTCTAGCACCACGGCGATTTCGAGTAGGATAGCTGGTACAGTATTTAATGTAATTGGTATGTCGTATTCTACTGCGGATAGCGGGGATACTAACACTGTACCAGTTAATGCTAATACTTCGGGTACGTCTGCTACAATAGGTATTGCTGCTGCTATTAAACCAATAGTTGGTAATGTTGCAGCTACATCGACCACATTAGGTACATCAGCTAGATTAGATTTAGTACAATTTAATACTGACGGCACATCTGCTGCTATCGGACAATCTGGGGTTATAGTACTAGCAGATTTCAGTATTAATGGTATCTCTAGTACCCAAGCTAATACAGCTAATTATGTATTAACTGAATTCACAGTTAATGGTATATCAACAGCTTATGCTGATATATGGAATGCTGTTTTAGAACAAATAACTGCTAGAGTATGCTTACTAGGTACTATAATTACAAGAGTGGACTTAGAGGGACCCGTTACTAATGCACGAATGGTTGGGTCTATAATTACTAAAATAGAGATTGATGGAAGAATTTGTCCTGTTAACCTTCATGGAACAGTAGTACAAAGAATCAATCTTGTCGGCAAGATAAAAGACTGCCGCTAAAGGAGAAAACAATGACAGCTATAGCAACAGGCAAAGGCATAGAAATATCTATTAAAATAGATTTTGATGCCGTTGATGCAACAACTAAGGAAATCAGATATACTAAGCCAGACAACACCACAGGTAAGTGGTCAAATCCATTAGTAACATATGTATTGGAAAATACACAACACTATTTAAGATATATTACACAGTCAACTTCAGATATTAATGCTCCAGGAGTATGGTATTTTCAAGCTCATGTAATTGGACAGGGTTATGACCTTTTTGGTGATAAGGTTAGATATACCTTTGATCCTAAGATGGCAGGGACTTTTTAATTTATTTGCTACTATAGCAGAGAAAAAAAGTGTTTGACAATATATCTAAATTATAGGATAATATAAGAATATAAAACAATGAGGTATTAAATGGCTGTAGAATATAAAAACCAAAGAGATACGGTCAAATTTATACGAGATCGAGCAAAGGCCAGGTACGAGAAAGGTACTGAATGCCGTATTTGCGGTTCCACGGAGAAGTTAGACTTTCACCATCATTATAGTTTAAGTCCTTTACTTCATCATTGGATGAAATTAAATAGATTGAAGCCAGAAGACGTTTTGGAGTTTCGTGATAGGTTCATCGAGGAACATATGCCTGAACTGTATGAGCATGCAGTAACGCTATGCCACGACCACCATTTACAGCTTCATTCTGTTTATGGTAAAAATCCAGCTCTCGGCACCGCTAAAAAACAGATAAAGTGGGTTGAGATCCAAAGAGCAAAAAATGGCTTGGTATAATAGAATTTTAGATAGCGCAGCACAAAAACGCGTAGAGAAGTTAAATCCTTCTCAGCCTAGTATAAGTGGTGGTAATTCGTACTCTAGTACGGAAGCCACTTTTTCTTATACTAAAATGTATGAAGAATTAGAAATTGTTAATCGTGGGGTTAACATGATTGTAGATGATACAGCGGAGATACCTACAGTAGTAAGCAAACAGTCTCCTGGTCTTAGTGTTATTTCAGGAGTACAAGTTAAAAAGTTAACTAAGTTACTTAATCATGAACCCAATTTGTATCAAGATATAAATACATTTAAACGCAACTTAATTATTGATTATTTACTAGATGGCAATATATTTATATATTTTGATGGTTCTTATATGTATCATATGCCAGCAGCAAATATGCAGATTGTATCTGATAAAATAACATATATAAAAGAATTCGTATATCAAGGAAAAGACACCTATAGTCCTAAGGAAATAATTCATATAAAAGAAAACTCCCTTAGAGATATATATAGAGGTGTTTCTAGACTTAAACCTGCATTACGTACTATGAAATTAATGCTATCTATGCGTAATTTTCAGGATAATTTCTTTGAAAATGGAGCAGTACCAGGCCTTATAATTAAAAGTCCTAACACTTTATCAGAAAAAATTAAAGCTAGAATGTTAGCGGCCTGGAGTCAGAAGTATAATCCTAATACAGGTGGCAGACGCCCCCTTATATTAGACGGTGGATTAGAAATAGATACTATTTCTGATGTAAACTTTAAAGACTTAGATTTTCAAAATTCTATTGCAGATAATGAGAAAATCATTCTAAAGGCTTTAGGAATTCCACCAGTATTATTAGATTCTGGTAATAATGCTAATTTAGCACCAAATATGAGGATGTACTACTTAGAAACAGTAATTCCTATAGTGCGTAAAATTAATTTTGCATTTGAAAGATACTTTGGTTATATACTTGAAGAAGATACTACAGAAATAGTCGCAATGCAGCCAGAATTACAAGAAACAGCTAATTATTACACAACATTAGTTAATACAGGGATATTAACCCCCAATGAAGCTAGGGATGCTATAGGATATATGCCTGATAAAGATCCTGCGAGTGATGAGTTAAGAATTCCCGCTAATATTGCTGGTAGTGCAGCTAACCCGTCAGAAGGTGGAAAACCCCCTAAAGACCCAGAAGAAGGTGCAAAGCCACCTAAAAAGGAATAAATCATGGCAACAGTCAGACAAAAATTAGCATGTACAGAAACAATGGGAATGTGGTTTCTGGAGATAGGGAAAATTCCCACCTGTGAGGAATATAAAGCTACTAATCCAGTACCTTTGCGCATTTCACAGATAAAGAATATTTTTGGTAATTGGAATAGGATGATGAGACTTATAGAGACTGCTCAACCAGTAATCTGGGAAGAACTCAATAATCCTAAGCCAAAAGCTGCTATCCCTAAAGTAGCGGCTAAGCCCGCTAAGGTAGCGGTAGAGGCTAAATAATGAATAAGATTTTTAATCTTGTTTCTTCTATCAAATCTCTGGAAGATGGAGAGGATGGTCTTAGAATTAAAGGCTTCGCCAGTACTTCAGATATAGATAGAGCAGGAGATGTAATACCCCAGGAGGCCTGGTTAAAGGGTGGCTTAAATAACTTTAGAGCTAATCCAGTTATCTTATTTAACCATAACTCCAATAAACCTATTGGTAAAGCAGAGTTAATTGACCCTACTCCTAAAGGTTTAGAGTTAACAGCATGGATAAGCAAAGCTTCTGGCAAAGCTTATAAATTAATTAAAGAAGGTGTACTTGGAGCTTTTTCTGTAAGTTTCCTAATCAAGGACGCCGATTTTATAGAGGAAACTTATGGATTAATGATTAAGGATGCAGAATTGCTGGAAGTATCGGTGGTATCGATACCTTGCAATCAAGCAGCTACCTTTTCATTGGCAAAGTCTTTTGATTCTGAAGAAGAGTATCAAGACTATAAAAAAACATTCACACATAGTGTAGCCGGTCAGTCGCCGACTGAGAAAGAGGAAAATTCATCTACTATAGCTAGGCACACACCGGCAGGAGCACAAAGTGCTCGTATGGAGATCGATATGACCCCAGAAGAACTAAAAGCCCTTACTGAAAAAGTAGCTAAAGAAGCAGCAGAAGCTGCTACTAAGCAAATGCAACTTCAGCAAGATCTGAAAGAAGCCCAAGCAAAGGCAGCTGCTAAAGCTGCGGCTGAGGCAGAAGAAAAAGTAGCTATCGCAGCTGCAAAGACTGGCGCAGAAAGACTAGTTGAAGATCTTAAGAAACAACTAGAAGTTAAGGATGCTGATATGTCGCAAGTAATTGCGAAATTCCAAGCTGACCTAGCTACTGCGGCTAAAGAGTTAGACGATATGCGTAAGTCACGCGGAACGTTCTCAGGACGTACCGAGTCTAAGGAAGAGTGGATTAAGAAGAGTGGTAAAGAACTTCTTGCTGCTCATATGCTTGGCCAAATGACAGGCAAGGGTTGGAATACTCAGTATGCTACCCAACTGTTAGAAAAAGCTGGTATTAACTACCAAGCTGACGCTCCAAGACTGGACGAAGAGCTGCAAAATCAAATGCAGAAAGAAATTACCGTTTATACTAAGGTTGCACAGCTATTCCGTGAAATCCCAGTTAACGGTCAATCAACTGTAATGCCATTACAAACTGACACCAATATGGCTACCTGGCAAGCAGGCGCAGCTACTGGTGGTATTCTTGAAAATAGAGTACAAGTTACGGCTAATCAGTTCAACGTTAAGCAAGTTATTATGCTAGTAGAGCGTTTGATCTCTAGCTCATACCTAGACAACAACACTGATGAACAAGTACTTATTAACTTAATGCCTGTTCTAGTTGAAGGTGTTGCTCGTGCTCACGCTCGTGCCGTTGAATCTGCACTGCTAGTAGCTACTGGTCCTTTCGATCCGCTTAATGTTCACGCAACTGTAGCTGCAGGTATTACCCCTCCTACAACTGTTGGTACCCTTACTGCAGCATTTCTATTGAAAATGCGCACTTCTATGGGCAAATACGGCCTGAATCCAGCTGACCTTACTTACATCGTTAGCCAACCTGAGTACTTTGCGCTTCTAAACGATCCAGAGTTCGAGAACATCCATGAAGTTGGTGCGTTAGCTACCAAGATCACTGGTATGGTTGGTGCGGTTTATGGAGTTCCAGTAATCGTTTCTGACGAGTTTGAGACTGGGGCTACTGGTAAGGCGTTTGCTTTCTGTGTTCACAGACAAAGCTATGTAATTCCACGTCTGAAAGGCATACAAGTAGAACAAGACTACGAAGTTATGAATCAACGTAGAGTTATTGTTGCAACGCAACAACTTGGCTTCACCGAACTGTTCGCAGCTGCTCCGGCATCTGTAGTAATCAGATACGGTACTGTAGCATAATAGCTATAAACATGGGGGAGACTCGCTCTCCCCCAAGTCTTTCTTAATTGGCTTATGGCAAACTTAATTACACTAGAAGAATATAAGAACTCTCAAGGGCTAAAAAAGCCCGATGATGATGCGCGCCTGGAAACTTTAATATCTGCTATAAGCCAATTAGTAAAGACTCACTGTGGAACCTCTTTTGTAGATTACTACAATACAGATAAAACAGAATTAATCACAATAGGATTCCCAACAAATTATATACAATTAGGAGAAAGTCCTATACGTTCTATTACATCTGTAGAAGAACGCATTAACTATGGTAGTGCTTATGTGGCGCTAACTACTGCCGCACAGGAATACTATTTAGATTCTGAAAGTGATAGTTTATTTCGTACTACAATATCAGGGTACCGCGATTGGCCTATGGGGCCTGGCGCGGTCAAGGTAGTTTATAAGTCTGGATATGCAGACATTCCTATGGATTTAAAACTAGCTTGCTTCGATCTGGTTAAATATTACTTTAAGGAAGAATATAAACCTAATAAATCTTTAATGAGTGCTAGTATAACTAATGAAACTACTAGTAGCCAGTGGCGTAATGTCGGATTTCCTGACCATATTAAACGTGTATTAGATTATTACAAACAGCAGTATGCATAATGACTATAGATCTAGCCACACATATTGTAGATACTTTATTGAAGACGTACGGTCATAATTTAACTAAGTTATTCGTAAATAGCCAGTATCAAAAAATTACAGTTTATAGGGACTCTTTATTTAAGATTACTAAGGATATATACATACAAATATTCAATAAAGATGGCGGCGAGGGTCAAACACGTTGGCCTCAGTTAAAAGAATGGGAGTTTAGGCAAATAGCAGATCAAACATTTAAAAATTTGCCCAGAATTATAAGGGAAACTTCTACCTCTGGACCAAAGGGATCAGTGACGCAACTGATGGATCAATCGGATAAGGACAAAATTGTTTTTACCCAACCAGTGGCTTACCACCCTATATTTATGAATATGAAGACTGATTGGATAGCTAATTATAATAAAGTCCTTAAGACATATAATGCCTCGGCTATTCGAACGGTAGATCAAACTGCAAGAACTCCGGATGATGATGGTGTAAGCAGGGTGGGGGCATTTACAGAAGCTGCTAACCTTGACACCGGCGGAACTGCAGAAGAGCAAGAATTTAGACGTAGAATGCAACAACTACATATGGATGTTTCTACTATAGCTAGTGCTAGGGCCTCAGCAGTAATAGCAACTGTATCTAGTTTTGTGGGGGCTAACGGAACTCCTTTGGTACCAGGCGATATTATAAGCTCCATAACAGCTAAGTGGATACCAGGTGGCAAAGGAACTAAACTGAGTTCAAAAGGAGCAATTGATACGACGTTAGGCACCAATGAAATGAATGTAGTTGAGGCCGGGGCTCGTGATTGGGATATGAAAGCATTACGTGAAGCATTAATAGTATGGACTAATGATGTTATATCTTTAGAGATAAATAAAGGTAAATTTGAGGGTGTCGAATTAAATGGCGTAAGAAATAAGCTTTCTAAGTTGTTTACAAATAAAATATCTTTTGGGATAGATGGGGCTACAGTTACTTACAAAGAATTGAAAGTAGCAACTAAATCAAAAAGTAAGAAAAAGAATTTCAAAAAGTCCAAAACCCTAAGACCTCCTGGACCACCTACAGAGTCTTGGCAGAGAGGTAAAAAGAGTAAACAGTTAAGTTCCAAGGCGGGCGAGATAATGCTAGAATTAATAGCGGGTCTAAGAGGCGGTGAGGCTATACGAGAAAAGATGGGACCAGGACCAGGACCTCCAAGTTTAAAAAATAATACTGATCCTTTAAACTATCAAAATACACAAGGAAAAGGTAGGGATGGGTCAAATTTTGCTAAATCTGTAGTAATCAACGATGTAAACTTTTCTAGAGTAAATAAGAGAGTTTCAGTACGTTATGACTATAATAAAAAGAGGTACGGCACTTTTGAGCCTGGATATGGTACTAGAGGTTTAGATAGTAAGGGTAGAGACCCTCATAGAATAATATCGGAGACTATCAGAGAGATAGCTAAAGATTTAATGGTACAAAGAGGATTCACTAGACTTGGATTGGGCGACATACTTATTAGAAGACCTATAAGTTAAGGAGAAGTTATGCAAGCGGCAAGAATATATACAACTAGGCGGAATGACATACTTTTAGCCCTTTGTGAAGTTTTAAAAACAATAGATGGGACTGGGGAGTTTTTATCTAATTTATCTGAAAGGGTCTTTCCTACCCTTAAATTTTGGGATGAAATAGAAGAGTACCCCTCAGTTCATCTATCTACAGGCACAGAATATCGAGAGTATCAAGGGGGGGGTTACGCGGATAGGTTTCTAGCAGTATCTATTAAAATTTATGTTAAGGAAGAGAATTCTCCGCTGGCATTAGATAGAATTATAGAAGATATAGAAACCGTATTAGAGGAAAACTCTCAGCTAAGTTACTTTGATAAGCGAGGTAATGTGTGTAAAGTACATCAAATATCTGTATCAACTATTGTAACTGATGAGGGTATATTAGACCCTGCAGGAATGGCAGATATATCTATTTTTGTACAATATTAGAAAATACTGGCAGGAACAAACGTTCAAGTCCAAGTCTTTTCAAGATAAAAACATAGGAGAAAACTATGGCAATTTGTGATAGTAAATTATATTTCAGTAGAGACGTAAAAGTTTTTATTGAACCGCTGACTGAAGCAGGGGCTACTCAAAGCCAGATATGGGAAGTTCCTGTATTAGATGGCTTTAGCTTTTCACAATCTAATAATTCAAGCGAAGTTACGCTTGCAGAAATGGAAAGCGCCTCGGGTGTTAGCAGACGCGGCAAAAAGATGTTTAATGACAGTTTAGCACCCGCAGAGTGGTCCTTCTCAACATATGCACGCCCCTTTAAATCTGGTGGGCTAGGAAGAGGCGCTACCAAATATGATGCTGATACTTTAGCAAATATTCATGCAGTTGAAGAAGTTTTATTTGCTCTAATGGCGGGTAAGGCTTTAATATCTGGACATGGTTGGAAAGGTAAAGACGAAACTTCAGCAATTTTAACAGTAGTTACCACTCCAATTAGTGGTGGTGCTATTGCTAATCAAACTTTAACTGTAACTAATGGTGGTACAGGGTATGAAAATGGTATAGGGTTAACTTATATAGTTCCTGGTGGAGATAATAATTGTGTAGTTACATATACAGCATCTGGAGGTATTATAACAGCCGCCGCAGTAACCACTCCAGGTACTGGATATACAGAATTAAATGGCGTTACTACCTTGCCTGGTATAGGATATGAATATTTTGATTTAGGACTTACTAAAACCTCTATTAATTTTAGACAATCTAATACTTCAGCTCTTGGTATGGCCCATATCTACTTTGTTTTCCCAGAGTTAACTTATAAAGTAAAAAATGCCTCAGTTAATGAAGCTACTATTAATTTTGATATTGATGGTATAGCTCAAATTGAATGGTCAGGTATGGGTGTTGATATTCTTGAACATGGATCTGCTGTGGTTGCTACGGTTAATGAGGGTGTTCTAACTACAGACAACTTTATCCGTAATAGACTTACTCAAATGACAGCTGCTCCAAATAAAACAGGGGTAAATTCTGCTGAGTATGCGGGCTTAGAAAATTCATATGACCTTACTCTAACAGGTGGATCTATCACTATAAGTAATAATATTACGTTTATTACACCAGAGGAACTTGGAAAAGTAAATATTCCTTTAGGACATGTTACAGGCACACGTTCAATTTCTGGAAGTTTTACTAATTATCTAGTTAGTGATGCGGTTCCCAATAAGTCAGTAGATTTCTGGGGAGATCTTAAAGGGCTTACTACTGTAGTTACCCATGATTTTGCACTTAATTTCTATGTAGGTGGAAGTACTGGAGTACCTAGAATAGAATTCAAAATGAATAGTTGTCATATTGAAATTCCTACACACTCTGTAGAGGATGTTATTTCTATAGAAACTAATTTTACTGCACTTGGTTCGTGTATTAATGCAGCAGATGAGTTAATTATTAGTTACGCAGCAACAGCAGTACCAGCAGACGGATTCTAATAATAATGTAATATAATGGAGGGCGGGGGTAAAATCTCCGCCTTTTATTTAGGAGAAAGTATGGCAAATTGTGGTTACAGTTTTAAAAGAGAAGCTAAAGTATATGTTGTGTATCCTCGTACTGGATCTATACTACATTACAATATTGAAATTAGTGAAATAACGTTCGGACAAACGTTTACGGAGTATAGCTATAGTAATAAAACTATACAAAATCCGTACATGTTTGAACAATCTGTTATTAATAAAGCTAATCCGGCTAATTTTGAACTTACTTTCCCTGCTATAAGAGAAACAGATTTTGAAATACTCTTTGATTTAGCACTAAGTTACGATAGTTTTGACTTATATGTAGTTACTGAGTCAGATGCTTTTGAAATCCTCGGGTGCGTAATAACTAATGCTAATTTTATAATAGAGAAAACAAGACCTTTAAGTATGGGAATTAGTGGTGAAGCTACTAGAGTGAATAAAATTGCATACCCACCAACGCTGCCAGGCACCCTAGTACCACGCAGTAACAATATGACATATAATAGAGTTGGCACCACTTCTATACTATTAAATAATAGTCTTGAATTAGGGGAGTATTTATCTTCTATAACTGTAGAATTACAAAATGATATAAATTGGATTCCTTACACTACTGTCAATGGAGCCTTAATAGCAGCTAATGCTAGTAGTTCTATGTATCCTTCAGGGTATACTGTAGAGAAACGTATATTAGCTGGTACTATAACTCAGTATTTAACTGATACTAATTATGCCAATTTACTACAATGGAATACAAATATTCCTATACATATTTCTGTGGGTCAAGAAGTTGGAGCTACAAGATATGGTTTTGATATAAACATGGCTAATTGCTCTTTTACAAATAGGCTTGGTTCTGAAACTATATTTACTCAAAGTTACGATTGGCGCATGACTCAGAATCCTACTAATTTATCTGATATAGTTACCTATACGACTTTAGCCTAGAAAAATAATTCTTGACATTTAAGGTTTATTTTGATACTATAATATAAGAATTTATAAAACTTACAACGTCACAGTAATCTGTAGCAAAGAAGTTGTTAAATTCGAAATTTATTTCATTATAGTACAAGGATTATTATGTTATTTAGCCTAAAGAGAGAAGTAAAAGTCTATGTAGTACATAATAACATCCAGTACTTACTAGACATTAGTAGTATAGATTTTGGACAAGTATTCACTGAATATTCTTATAGCAATAAGACTATTCAGGTGCAAAATATGTTCGAACAATCTATTATTAATAAGGCTAATCCAGCAACCTTCGAGTTAACCTTCCCCGCTATACAAGAATCAGATTTACGTATATTATTTAATAGAGCTATAGACTATTACCCATTCGATCTTTATATAAAAACACTACAAGATGTTTTTAAGATTGAAGGTTGTGTAATATCTAATTCTATATTTATAATAGAAAAATTAAAGCCCTTAGCTATGACAGTATCTGGTGAAGGCATAAGACTTACTAGATGGACTCAAACGATACCAGGAACTCCTAAGGCACGGTCTAATACTATGACGTATAATGCCGTGAATTGGGTAGATATACAGTTAAGTGGTGGAGCTTCTAAGGAATCCATAAGTTCAGTCTCTATTGAATTAAACACTGATATAGAGTGGATACCCTATACTACGGTTAATGGTGCCTTAGAAGCAGTAGATGCTGATAGTACAATGTATCCAGTTTCGTTTACAGTTAATAAAAGAGCTTTATATGGTGCGTTTACTTTATATCAGCTAGACCCACTAGAATGGCTAATAAATACGTCTTTATTTATAAGAGCAGGGCAAAAACAAGGTGCAGCCTTTTATGGTTTTGAGTTTAATATGAGTAATGTTTCTATTCAAAATAACTATAATACTAATGAAGTATTTACTCAAACTTATACATGGAGAATGACTCAGAACCCAGATTTCTTAACCCAAGTAATAGCATATATAGGAATAACCGATGTCGCAGGTGCACTTTTAGACTCCTGGCATCTAGGCTTATTGGACTACCAGAGCGAGCCAATATTAGAGAGCGTGTAATTAATGCCTGAATATCAAGATTATGACCCAGGTAATCCCATAGCGGGACCAGAAATAATATTAATGCTCCAAGATGGGGTAACGAAACAAACTACCCCAAATAATCTAAGAACTTATGTGGCAGGAAGCCAAGGAGCCCAAGGTTCTCAAGGTAGCCAAGGTTCTCAAGGTTCTCAAGGTAGCCAAGGTTTTCAAGGTTCTACAGGTGTACAGGGAACACAGGGGTTTCAAGGGGCTACAGGTCCACAAGGAACTCAAGGTACTAGAGGATTACAAGGTTCTCAAGGTTCTCAAGGATTTCAAGGATCTCAAGGTAGCCAAGGTTTAGCAAGTACAGTAGCAGGACCTCAAGGATCTCAAGGATCTCAAGGGTCTCAAGGATCTCAAGGCCTAGCAAGTACTGTTCCAGGGCCACAAGGATCTCAAGGATCTCAAGGTTCACAAGGAGCACAAGGTACTCAAGGAACAAGGGGTTTACAAGGCTCACAAGGTTCACGAGGATTCCAAGGATCTCAAGGTTCACAGGGGGCTCTTGGAGATCCAGGACCTCAAGGATTACAAGGTTCACAAGGTTCACAAGGTTCACAAGGTTCACAAGGTTCACAAGGACTTCAAGGATCTCAAGGAGCTTTGGGGGTTGTTGGGGCTCAAGGATTCCAAGGAGATCAAGGTTCACAAGGATCACAAGGATCTCAAGGTTCTCAAGGATCACAAGGATATAATGGAGACCAAGGATTTCAAGGTTCTCAAGGTTCTCAAGGTTTTCAAGGTTCTCAAGGATTCCAGGGATCTCAAGGCTCACAAGGCTCACAAGGTTTACCTGGAGGAGCATTATCTTGGAATTTTGATTGGGCGACAGCCACTTCTTACAGTATAGATGATGCAGTATCACATCTTGGATCTAGTTATATTTGTATTTCTGCACATACCTCTGGATCTACTAGTGAGCCTGGGGTTGGAGCTTCTTGGCAGACTTATTGGGATATGATGGCTTCTAAAGGAGATCAAGGATCTCAAGGATCTCAAGGATCTCAAGGTGCTGAAGGTCCCCAAGGTACTCAAGGTACTCAAGGAGTTCAAGGATCTCAAGGATCTCAAGGTTTTCAAGGTGTGGCTGGTGCGCCTAATACCTACTATGGGGAAATCTATGTAACTGAAGGCGCGGGCTCTCAAACTTTAGCTACTACGAGTACATGGTATAAAATAAATCAATTTACTACTATAGGTAATCAAAGTGGTGTAACTTGTAGTGCTGTAGATGACCAAATAACTATAGATACTGGAGGAAATTATAAGGTAACTGCAGTAGTTGGTTTCTACGGGACTAATGGAGCAGATTATGAAATAGCTATAGCTGTTGGAGGCACCGCAGATAGTAGTACTATTAGTAGTTTAATGACATCTATAAGTAATACTGATGCTATGACTTTAGTAGCAACTGGTATAATGAGTTTATCTGCTAGTGATATAGTAACTGTAGTAGCTAGGTCAAAGACTGGTACTAATAAAGTATTTCAAGTATATAATGCTAACTTATCTGTGTCTACAATAGGAGGCGCAGGAGCACAAGGGTTACAAGGTGCGCAAGGTACTCAGGGATTCCAAGGAACTCAAGGGTTTCAAGGTTCACAAGGTAGTCAAGGACTTGCAAGTACAGTACCAGGACCTCAAGGATCACAAGGATCACAAGGAGCACAAGGTAGTCAAGGACTTGCAAGTACAGTACCAGGACCTCAAGGATCACAAGGATCACAAGGAGCACAAGGATCTCAAGGTTTAGCAAGTACAGTACCTGGGCCTCAAGGATCTCAAGGATCTCAAGGATTTCAAGGATCCCAAGGACTTGCAAGCACAGTACCTGGACCTCAAGGATCTCAAGGATCTCAAGGTAGTCAAGGATTTCAAGGTAGTCAAGGACTTGCGAGTACAGTACCTGGACCTCAAGGATCTCAAGGTAGTCAAGGTTCACAAGGATTAAAAGGAGATCAAGGAACTCAAGGCTTTCAGGGAACCCAAGGATTCCAAGGTTCGCAAGGGTCACAAGGTAGTCAAGGACTTGCAAGTACAGTAGCAGGACCTCAAGGTTCACAAGGTAGTCAAGGCTCACAAGGACTAAAAGGAGATCAAGGTACTCAAGGAACTCAAGGATTCCAAGGAACTCAAGGATTTCAAGGATTTCAAGGTACTCAAGGTACTAGAGGTTTACAAGGTTCTCAAGGTTCTCAAGGATTTCAAGGATCTCAAGGTTCTATAGGTAATAAAGGTGGTGTAAGGTTTAATTTTTCTACAACTACAACAGATGCTGATCCTGGAACTGGAGTAGTTCGTTATAACAATGCTACTATTGGTTCAGTTACTAACCTTTACTTTGATGATTTAGATATTAATTCTGTTAGTGTGGCTACTTGGTTAGATACATTCGATGATAGCACAACAACTGCTACTAGAGGTACTATTACTATATTAGGTAATACTACTAGTACAGTAAATATTTTTACTGTTACTGGTGCTGTTGTTAACGGGACTGGATATCGTAAAGTTCCAGTATCCTATGTGTCTGGTACACTACCAGCTAATAGTGAAGCGTTAACTGTTGATTTTTCTCGTACCGGTAATACAGGTACGCAAGGATCTCAAGGTTCTACGGGAGCACAAGGTACTCAAGGATTTCAAGGAGTAACAGGAGCACAAGGTAACCAAGGATCTCAGGGTTCTACGGGAGCACAGGGCGCAACAGGAGCACAAGGTGCTACAGGAGCACAAGGTAACCAAGGATCTCAGGGTTCT